TTCTCCCATTTATCTTGACTACATAATATATCAAGTAGTAATATTTATGGGTCTATAATGCGTACCCCTCAACCGACACCAGTAGAAAGGTTAAAATCTTCTATTTTAAATACTGCGTTAACTACACATTATGAATGTTGGTTTAATCCCCCATCCGCTATTGGTGGAGGAATAGATCCAACTTCACCTGACAGTAAAGAGGCAATTAAAGGGTTAATTCCTAATTCAAGATCTGATTTGGATTATACTTTGTCGTGTATAGAGGCCTCTTTACCTGGAACTTCTTTGGCTACTGCTGAACTTACTAATGATCATACAGGAATAACAGAGAGACATGTTCATAGAAGGCAATATGATACAACTGCATCTTTTACTTTTTTAGTTGATAGGGATTATAAGCAGATAAAGTTTTTTGAAACATGGATTGGATATATTGTTAATGAGCAGAATAGTTCTAATCCAAATTATTTTTATAGAGTAAACTTTCCAAGACAATATCAAACAAAAATTTATATTAATAAATTTGAGAGAGATTATAAGCAACCTTCTTTAATATATTCATTTTTAAATGCATATCCTATTAGTATTAATGCAATGCCCGTTACTTATGAAGCAGCACAGACATTAAAATGTACGGTTAATTTTAACTTTAGTAGATATGTTACTGGTGCAACCACAGTTGAAAAAGCTCCTTATCCAGTATTCTAATAAACTTGCTAAATAAAATACACTGAAATTTCTATAGGATATTATGCCTTTACCAAAGATTGCCACCCCGACGTATGAGTTGGAATT